AGCAGAAGGACCAATAGGGTCTCTAAACGTAACATTTATTGTGTTCCAAGTAAATCTACCAGCTACGTAAGTTGATGTGTTTAGAAAAGGTATCTCTACGGAACCTATAGTAACTTGTGGTCTTGATGTACTTTCTACGTACCATTCGTTAATACCCAGTGAAGAATCAAATCTCATTATAAACCTATTCTTTTTCTTTGGTTCATAAGGTACGGGCATTTTCATTAATAAATCGGCCATATTGTTTTAATTTTTAATTTTTGTTATTTGTTAATAAATATAATGTACTTTAATTATTTACTCTATATATCTATAAATATATCGTTGCAGCAAAATAATATTAATCATCTATTTTAGATACTATAATTTTGTTTTTTTCTCCTTTTGAGGTATCATATATAAAAAAGTTTACTCCAGGATATTCTATTTGTAATTCTTTATCAATAAAATCAATAATAGCTTCTATATTTCTTCTATCGTCATCACTAAAACCAATACTTAATCTATCATATTCACCATTAGTTAGTTTTTTAACACCTTCTACTACTTTTTTAACATAATCTCTTAAAGCTATTTTTTTACCTTCTTCTGGTCTGTCAGCGTCAGAATCTAAACCAAATTTATCTTTAAATTCTGTGGATGTTACGGGAGAATAATCATTTTGTGATAAATAAAAATCTATTTTTTCTTCCATATTCATGTCTTGTGTTGATGGGTATGTTTTTTCTATGTTTTCTAACATAAATTTTACTTCTTTTGGTTCAAATGTCATTCCAATTAATAACCTAACCCCCTCTTTAATTGCATGTGGTGGTGTACCTCTAGCTGTTATTATTGAAAATGGATTAGCGTAAATTAACGACTCTTTAAATTTTTCAAAACTAGGGGCAAACTTTTTATCCTCTATTGCCTTTTTAACATCTGTTATAAATGTTTGTGGCTCTGCAAAATCCATAAAAGAATAATCCGTCAATCTATAGTCTGAATCATCACGAACTATAGCAAAATCTTCAGTACTAACATTTACCGGTACCCAGTCAAAACCATCTTTTTTTTCCATCTTAATTTCTGTAGGCATATAAAGGATATTATCGTCCCAATCAAAAGAGTATCCTCTTATTTTATCGGTTGTTATTACCTCACCAATCTCACTTACAAGTTTTGTAAATTGTTTTTCTGTTATTATTAGGTTTTTAGACATATACTATAAATATTTTAAATAGATAAAAAAAAACGTGATGAAAAAACATCACGTTAATTTATTGGTATTTTATAACAATCCTTTAACCTTTAATTGGATTATATGCCGTCCCCGCTTTATTGACTCTATTAAACCATTTTTTCATGCCTCTAATCTCTGATTCTGAAATAGGGTTTGTAGTTTTCAATTTTCTACCTTCGTAAGTTACATTGCCTTGTGTTGGTGGCGTTGGTTTTCCCTTACAAGGTACTTCTGGACAAGATTTAGGACATTTTTTTCCAGGTACAAGACTGTATGGTTTTTGGCCTCTACATTTACAACACTTTTTCTTAGCAGATGATGTTGTTGGGTCTTCTGGGTCAAATCCATGTCCGTCAGTACTGCTTCCACGTCCACTTTTTGTAGCTTGTTCCCCCATTTCTATTGCATTTGTTACAAGTTCATCAGGGTTTAAAGACGAACACCCTTGTGGTGTCATTATTTGCCCAGGAGGACACGGAGCTTTTTGGCCAGTCAATGGTTTTGGTCTTGCTGGTGGAGTTTCACCAAATCCTTTAGGTTTTTCACCCATCTTACCCCTAGGTGTTGGGTCAGTTGGTGTTGGTTTAAGTGATGAAGGTTTTTTTCCCATTCTACCACCGATACCACTAGGGGTTGGGTTAGTAGGTGTTGGTTTATATATACTAGGTTTTTCGTCTCTTTTTTCGTTTATAAGTTTAATTAACCTTTGTAATTGTTCTTCACTAACTACCACTTTTTGTTTTTTACCTTTAGTGTAAGTTTTTTTATTAGTTTTTGGTAAACCTACCTCCTCTGAAAGTAATCTTTTTTTAAATTTCATAATTGTCTATTATATGTCTTCAAATGAAGCTCCTGTTGGAGTTATTAGGAATTCAATAAATATGAATTCTAGTGCTCTTGTTGGTTTGATGTAAATCTTACCGTTCATTTCATTTCTATCGATTTCTTCTGGGTCATCTGATAATACAACTCTAAAGTCTGTTAAACCTCTATCTCTTCTTATAGAGTCTAAAATTGGGTTAACTAAGTCTAGGAATTGTTGTCTTACCACATCATCATTTTGTTCGAATAGTAATCTAACCGCAACTGCTGAAATCAGTTTTCTAGTTTGTAATAACAATCTTCTTACATTTATTCTATCTAAAGCCGATTCTTTAACTTGTAAAGTCTTGTTACCAAATATAATCGGACCTACATCACTAAATGTAGCGATTGGGTTAATTCTACCAACATATAACGTATCTCTATCGTCTAAAGTTAGTTTTGTTCTAGCTTTTATTGCGTTAACGATACCTCTAGTATAACCAGCCGATGCGAACCATGGGAAAGCTATATTATCTGTTAATGCTAAGTTTCTAGTAACTTCAGCTGTTGGTGGAATATATAATTGTTTATTTGTGTTATTATCTCTAACAAGTACCCAAGGATAGTAAGTCGCTGTATAGTTAGAATCTATAAAACTATCTTCTACATTGTTAACAGCTTCTGTTGGGTCAATTTTATTACTCGCGTCTGAAGTAGTACTAACAAATAAGTTGTAATCTGGTGTTGTAGTGATATATAGTGAATCCGCTCTTTCGTTTTCAACCATATCTATAGTGTCATTTACTAAAGCTAAGTTGTTAACATAATCAATTCCTGGTGTAGCGAACACATTAATATCTACAGCTTCAGGGTTTTCAAATTTATGAATCGCTTGTTTGTAAGCGTCATAATCTGTATTTGACTCTGTAGATGAAATCTTTTTAAACGACCCTAAACCACTAGCGTCAGTATATGTTGAGTCTGCACATGCTCCATATTTGTAACCTGTCATACCTAGTCTATAAGCGTCTTCGTTTGTTCTAGTCTTTCTATACTCATCCCATCCATCAAAACCACCATAAGGTGCTAATGTAAACTTTCTAGATTGTATCTTATAATAAGGGTTAGTTGTTGACGTTGGTTCTGATTTAAAGTCTGCTTCACCAACCATAAACATAGATTTACCACTTAAAGTAGATGCTGTTTCTGTTAAATAAGAACCTGAACCTGCTATAACCACTGTAGCTCCAGAATCCATATGGAATCCTTGTGTTAACACTGGCCAGTCACTACCAGTAGTATCAGTACAAACTGAAGCTGGTGTTTTAAATCCTTTATATTCAAAGAAGTCAAAGTCAATAGCCGCACCATCTCCATCAGAGAATCCTAAATAATTTTTTCTAAGATTATCTCCCGCTGAAACAGAAGCGTTACTAAGATTACCCGCTGAATCATAATATGGGTCAAACACAACTTCACCTGGTGTAAAGTATTTAGTTTTCCATTTTGGGTACGGGTTTACTGTACTTGTACAAGATTCTCTAAATTTATAACCTTCGAATCCAGCCGGTAAAGCGTCTTTTAAGTCACCTTCAATAACTGGGTCAGTTAATTCTAACATTGTGTAAGTAGACCTTAATTCGTATTCACCATCTGAAGTACCAATTTTTCTAGCTATAAAGTTTGGTGCTGTTGGGTCTAAACTACATCTAGTGTATTTTTCGAATACTATTGGGTTAGCGTCTGTATCATAAAAATCTCTAACGACAACATCGAATTCTACTCTTTCGAAAGAAATGTTAGTTATAGATATTTTATGTTCTCTATTTGCTGCTGAACCGTCTGAGATTGATATGAATCTAAATAATCTAGAAACTTCGTTACCTCGTAATTCAGAAACAACATAAGGTGTTCTAGGTGTTTGCCACTCATTCATGTACCAACCTAAAGAAGTTCTTAGTGTATTGTTAAATCTAGCTGCTGGTCTGTAACATGTACAACAGTTAATTCCTCTAATTTTTTGTCTTCTATATAGATACTTTAGTAAATTAGGGTATATTTCTTCTACAAAAATAGGAATTTCATTAGCTTCTCTATCAAACACCTTTCTACCTAAAACTCTAGATAGATAATTTTTCTTAGTATTATCTAAGGATGCTGTAAATTTAGATATTACACCTTCATCTGTTTTTGCCGAAATACCAAAATTAGCAAATGGGTCTCTTAAAACATCGTTATATGTACCTGTACAATCAAAGTCTACATCACCTTGTTTGTAACCATCTCCCGTACTTGCACTAATTTTATATACTGGTCCACCACTTGTAAGTGTACTTTCACCTCTGGACCTTAAAGTTGCAATTGTCATGTTATGATAATCAGTGTTTGCACTTACACAACTATAATTTGCGTAAGCCCCACTTAATGTTAATCCTAAATAAGTTACAGCTGAACAACTTCCAGTGTAGAATGTTGTAAAGGCTGAAACTGAATTACCAGTAAAGAACCAAGAATCAGTAGCGTTAGTTGTTCCGGTTAAACCATTTGCTACAACCGAACCTGCTTTAAGTCCTGGAGAATATGTAAGTGAATTAGCAAGACCATTAGTACTAGCGTCTCCTAGTAAACCGGTATTGGCAAATCCACTTAAGGTTACTTGTACCGCTGTATAAGCTGGAGAACTTCCACCAATGGACGTTCCTGCACAAGTTTGTAATTTATAATCTGATACAGCTCCTGAATACTGTGCTGCTGTAAATGTTGTTACAGCTGCAGATAACGTACTACCAGTACCATTTGAACCTACGAAAGGATAAACTGTTGGTTGATAAGCGGATAAAGCTAATGGTCCTCCGTTTAGAGCACCTTCTGCGTTACCCCAAGATTCTGTTCCTGATGAATATGAGAAGTAATTACCTGAAGAAATTTGTCCAGGTATATTATTACCACCGTTTGTAGCTGCACCGTAGAATGACCATTCAGACCACGATGATGCTGAAGTTGATGCTGTATAACCATTTAAGTTAACTACGTGAGTTGAACTACCTGGTTTAATTAAGTTAGGTAGTATAGCGTATACTGTTGTACTAGCTTTATCGTCTGATGAACCTGATACTCCAGTGCTAACAGCTCCCTCAACATAAGTTGTAGCTGTAGAAGCTGAACTAACAAACATTGTAAACGCACCTCCTGAGTAACAACTATTTGTACAAGAATCTACGTCATATTTGTAATCAAATAATGAGTTATACCAACCATCATTAGTATCTGCTGAAAAATCAGCACTTTTAATAGCTTCTGGTGCTGAAGCTCCAACACCTGTTGGTCCAGCTGTTAAGTTATTTGCTATACCTAATCTATTATATGAATCAACCGGTAAACCAGTTGTTCCTGTAATTCTTGCGTATTGTTGACTTGTTGTTGAAGAAGCTATAAAACCGTATTGGTAAAATTCTGTAGCTCCAGTTATATCAAATGAACTCTGGTCATTATCTAATGTAGCGTTAACAAAGTGAGCTATTTCATCTACTAGAGTACCAACAGCACTACCTTGACCATTATACCAAGTTTCACCTGTTATTTGTTCTGCTGTTCTAAATGGTCCATTAACACCAGCAATTGGTGAAACTGTTAAACCACTTAACGCATCTGCGAAAGCAGTACCGTTTGAGTAAGTTGTGTATATATTGGATGTGTTTAGTGTTCCACCTGTAAGTGGGACATATATCCTATCTTCCCAAGCAGATACGGTTTGTCCTGTAGAACCACTTGCTACATATAACTCATCTAATTCACCTATTGTTAATAACTGCCATGATGGTCCAG